TTGTCTTCGTTTTGGTCGATGAGCTCATCTGTGCTTAAATTAACATCAGATTCTTCGACGTAAGGCTTCGGAGCAAGCGGAGCGAGAGTCCCGGGTTGAACATTAGTTGGCTTATAAAGCATCTCAATCGGGAGTCCGGTTTGCTTAGCGAGGTTCACGATGTAAGCCATATCTTCTGCTCGCTTAGCCATTTCGCTTCGGAAATCCAATCCGCGTTGAGCATAGAGTTCAGACATCGAGAGCAATCCGAGTTCAACATCCGCTCGGTCATTCGCTGCTTCTCGACCAGCATCAACTGTCACTCGCTTCGGAGTCGTCCATGATACCTTATTCCAATCGGGGTCGTCTGGAAGTTCGCCGTTAGCAATAGCGTCACCGATGATATATCCCCAAGTAGGAACGCATAACTGCTCGATGATGATATTCTGCCACTTCTGGAACACTCGGTCAGCCTTCGCCACTACCATTCGCAAAGCACCGCCGTTAGTCTTAGAAGGGTCACCGATGAATTCATACGGTAATACGCCTCTGCTGATGTCCCGCTGAATCGCCTCAAGGAATCCGGTAAATGTCGGGCTGGGTCGATTTGACTGCACCGATTGAACAGACTCTCCAACATCAAGAGCCAGAATATTACCACCCATCGACGCAGCGACATCGCCGTAATTCGTTGGAGCGGTAGCACCGAGTTCCGATGCCATATTGTCGTCAATCGTTCCGCCTGTTTTGTTGATGACTAATGAAATTTGAGCAGAGGTTTTCGCTGCAGTTTTCTCGATAGCCAACAATTCCATTTCGTCCTGAATGTCGTTCCAGCTGTGCTGAAGGACAGGAACACCACGAGCACCACTTGCGTATTCGTGGTCGATGATGTGCATCACTGCTGGAGCAATAATCTCTCTGCTCATACCGTCGCTTTTATAAACATTATAGCCAACTAATTCTCCGTAAGCACCGAATCGAATCCCGTCATACATTCCATCGGGTTCTTTTTCTGGAGGCAAAGGATTACCGACTCGATGAGCCTCGACTAATTGTAACTTTGGTTTGTCACCAGCGTTCCGAGTTTTGATAGCAAAGGAGTCTCCGTCTCTCGCTGCACTTCGCAGAAGAATTGACTGCACCTGCCAGAAATTAAAGCGATTCGTGATGTCGCACTTCTTGCACCACTCAGTGAAATAATCCTCATAGAGTTTAGCGTTCTTAGCGTGGCTTTGATGCCTAATGCCGTCACCGATTGAATACTGCACGAGGTCGCCGAGAATCTGACGAACCATTCCGCTGTTGCGGTCTCCCCAACGCAATCGACGCATCATTTCGATGCGATCACGAGGGCTCAGGTCACGACGCTGGTCTTGAACAGGCGGAGCATACAACGCCGTTCTGTTCTTGCTGTAATTCACAGAGTTCCACCCACCCTGAGCAGATTGCTTCTTGAATGATTTATTGCCCTTAGAAGTCTTAAGCGACTGCTTGGTTTTTTTAGCAGGTGATTTCGGCATTGGTGTTAAATGTGTTATAATTAAAAGACATCCCTACCATTACGCCACGATGGACGCAGAACACGATTTTGTTTTCCGTAGGTATTGGGGTCTAAAATTGATAACGCATACATCGCCTCATCGAGCATATCCTTAGGATGCATCACAAAATTCTTTGAGACAGATGAACCGCTGTCGGAGTAAGACATTGTCGTCTTTCCTTCTGTGATAAGGCTGACCGCCTTGCATTTGATGAGCAATAGTTCGTCCTCTGTGAGTCCAATGAATAAGCCTGATGCCATAATACTGCTAATTCTGGCAATAAATCGAAAAGGATTCATTGAATCAGCAGAGCACCAGACAAAACGAAGTCCCACAACGACAAAAAACTGATGCCCTGCTGACATAATTGATTCAAATGGCAACTGCATGAAAAGCAAATTAGTTTTTAATTTATTCGATGCTCATTCAATACTTTCGTTAGCATCAGCTTCTCTTCCGACAATACCCCAACGCACAGCACTCAGCAGGCACAGCAATTCGCAGTCCAGAGCGTGGTTGTCCTTTTTTCCCTGCGGTAATATCCACATCGGTTTACCTGTACGTCTGTCCTTTACTCGCACTTCTGAATTCAACTGCTCGACGTATTCTTGGCTGGCGTCTCGTCCGTAGGTCAAAAGTTTCCGACTTCGAAGTCCGTGCAGTAAGTCCTTACCAGCCAAATTCGACCACACCACAAGTTCAGCCCGAGTCGTTAAACCGGGAACAAGGATGCGTTGCTTCTCGGAATAAAACCGCCGAGTCGTTTTTCCGTCTTTATCCGTCGAGGCGAAGTCCTCCTGTCCGCTACCACGAGCACACTTCCACTTTCGTTTAGCAGTCTCACGATAGACTTCTTGCGTGTTGTCACCTGAGTCCACAAATACCAACGCAGGATGCACACCTTGGTTCTTCAGAAATTCCTCAACGCCCTGCCAAGTCTCGACCTTACTGAATGCCCTGAGTCTGCTATGACCTTTAATCCCCCAGCTCCTAACAGCTACCCAGAAGTGACCGCGCTGCACGTCCACCCCAGCCGTCCTGAAGTTAATACTTCCAGCAGGAGCACCCTCGCGTTCATGCAGTTTCCCTCGGGGCGTTAAAACAGCCTCTCCAGCCCAATCGTCCAATAAATTGTATTCGCTCGCCACTGCGTCCGTAACAATTTGTCCGCCTTCTTCCGACCAAGGCAATGCGAGTCGCTTTTGCTTAAAGATTCGTCTGGGCTCTTCGTCACCAAAAACATCATTCGCCTCGGAAGCCTTAATCATCATTGTCGCAAGTTCCCCCCACGACATCGTTGCGAGGCTGTTCCAATGCAGTCCTATATGACCTTTATTCGATGACATCGCAGTCGGCACGAACGTTCCGTTCTTGTTGCACTCGAGTCGAGTAGCGTTCGTATCAGTGAGTCGTTCGTTGCATCCCTGGCACTCGTAAGTCGTTCCTTCTGACACCTTAATCAAGTCCCACGATCCAGAAGCCTTAGCATCATCAGGGAAACGGATTTGTTCCCACAGCCATGGTTGCAATTTATTGCATTTCGGGCAACAGAAGTTCCAATCGCGTTGGTCGGTTTGTTCGTGCAACTGATGGAATTCCTGACCGCTCCGTCCACCTTGCGACATAAAGATTCGCTTACCCATCCAGCCGAACGCCGTCACCCGAGCCGAGGCTTCCGCTAAGTGACCCTGTGGAGCAAGCCAGCACTCATCAGCGAGCACATATCGCAGACTCAATCGTTGCAAATTGCTTTCGTTCCAAATGCCTCGGCAATAAATCGACATTCGGTCAAAGTCCGCCACTACACTGCGGTCTTGGTCTGCCTCCGAAATTCTCGATTGCACCGCTGGGCTGTTCTTCCAGAGCGGACGCAAATACCGCAACATGAAGTCCTTCGCCTCCGGGTCATTTGCCTGCAAAATCATCATCGGACCGGGCTGGTTCACAACGACGTAACAACTGAACAGCCGAGCAAACAAGCTCTTACCAGACTGAATCGAGGCGAGCACAGTCAGCAATTTCGTTTCAGGGTCGGCAGCGATTCTCAAAGCCTCAGCAATCCAAGGCGTGCGGTCGCTACGAAACGGTCCGGGCATCGGGCTATCAGGAACGCTGTGCACGTTGTCCTCGAGCCAATCGACGATGTCTCCTGAATCCGGCGGACGCAGAATCTCACGACCGATTTTTATGAGCTCATTTTTATTCATTCAGTCTGCGACAATTCCGCTCGCACCTTCCGCACCCATCCGTCGAGCACCTTAACCGCCCGAGCAGGATTCTCTGGATTGCATTGTTCGGCACAGTCGAGACCGAGCTTATCAAGCCGAGTCAAAATTTCTGACATCAACTGCGTCATCGCTTCTCGTGATTCAGAAGCCTTGATGAATTGCCTTGCCTGAACCACACGTCGCTCCTGTTCCTCCTCGAGATCCAACAGAGTCTTCAGCGACTGATTGTAAGCCGTCTGAAACTTTCCCTGATTCGGGTCTCTGTCTCGAATTGATTGCTCCCAGACTTGACCAGCCAGATTCACTTTAATGCGGTGCGAGTTAATTCTCTCGGCGATGCTTCCGTCGTCCAGCGTCTCGACCACCTCCGGAGCAATCCTCCTGCGTTCGTCCTCGCGTGCCTGCCTCCAAGCCAATACAGACTCCATCGAATCGTCTGGCATTCCTTCCTTTCTCAACGCCGACACCCGAGCAACCGACACCCCGAGAGCCGATGCGATTTGTCCGTTGGTTAATTTAGGCATACATTGGTTTTGGGTTGGCTGTTTTTTAGTTGTCGATTTTTAGGCGATTTTCAGGCAAGCGTCTAATTCTTTCAATTTTGGCTTCTGAGGCATTTTGATGCAAAAGGTAGGGGTAGGTAAGGGTCAGTGCGTCAAAGTGTCTTAAATCGCCAGCCAGATGGGTAAACCCCTTGGTTTTGTGAGTCAGACGAGTAAAAAAGTCAGGCGGTGCTCAGCCACACCACAACAGGGGTGGCGGTAAAGAGATTCCTTATGGGGGCTATAT